CAGCATCGGCACATTCGCTGGTATGAATGTCATCATGGATTCTCAGGTGAACGCAGTTCAGCCTGGTACTTCTGGTCACATCAAAGAGTACTACTGCTACTTAGTTAAGGGCGGAACAATCCTTGAAGGTGTTCAGCAGGATCTAAGAATTGAAGCTGATCGCAACATTCTTTCTAAGCAGGATGTTCTATCAGTTGACTACCACACTGCTTATCACATCTTGGGTACTAAGTGGACTAACGCTGCTGACAACCCAACAAACAGTGTTCTTGGTAATAAGGACAACTGGAGTGCTACATATGATGTAGATCTAATTCCAGCTGTTCAGTTAACAGTCAACACACCACTTGATACTTCTACTTTATAAGCTAAAGTAAAGGCATCTCTGATATATGAAAAGGCTCCACTTTCGGGTGGGGCTTTTTTATGACGCTATGATGAGAGAGATATCTATTTATTGAACTGTGGCTGCAACAATTAGTGCCACCTTAAAAGGGGAAAATTCTAACAGCTATGTAACTTTGGCTGAAGCTAATAGTTATTTTGAAACTGTCCCAGACTCTTCAACGTGGACAGACAAAACTGACGATGCTAAAAACAGAGCTTTGATTTCCGCTTGTCGATGGATAGATAGTCTTATTTATTACGGTGACAGATGTGACGAAGAACAAGCACTCAAATGGCCTCGAAACAATTACGAGGTCGATGATGTTGAATTGGTATGCACAGCCATACCCAATGGCATCAAGTATGCACAGTACGAATTGGCTAGAGCATTGGCAAATGAGACTGACTCTCTCACAGGAAATAAGGGAACTGATGGAAATATTGAGGAAGTAAAATTAGGTGAAATTGAAGTTAAATACGCTAAATCTAGTCAAGGTACAGGGACAGTAAATAATGTCTTTGATGTTTACCCTTGGTTACAATCGTACTTAGGACCATACTGCTCAGGTGGTTCTGGTAGCTACCAAGTAAGAGTAATGAGAGGAGGTTAAATGGCAGGTTCACTCGACACACTTCTAAAGGGTGTAGCAAAGAAGATAGTTGCTGACCTAGGCAGTTCTCTAGATACTTCTATTGTTTACACAAGGAAAACCACAAGTTCCTATGACGTGGCAAAAGGCCGTCTACATACTGTGGAAACCGCATACAACATAAAAGTACCTGTGGAATTTGTAAGTTCTAATGAACAAGCGGGTGTGCAAGAGAATAAAGCTAGGTTATATGTGACTCCAGATCTAATAGGGAATAGTCAGCCTTTACTACAGGATGAAGTAACTTTAACTTTCTCTGGATCGACTAGAGTGGCGAAGATAACGGATATTCACACCCTCAAGGGAGGGCAGGAGTACATGTTTCGTATTGATGTGATCTTCTAATGTCTTTAGTTAATGCCAGAGCAGCCTTAGAGGATGCTATAAACTCTGAGCTCAAACAGCAGAATCCTAAAGTATCTGTTGTTTTTGATAATATGCCTTTTACCACTCCGGGTAAGAGCAAGAGTTATGTGATGGTAAGTATAAACTTTGAACAGTCTACAGAGCAGTCTCAAGGGGCATCTGCTACTTTTTATTCTGGTGATGTTAGATGTGGAATACTTACTCCTATGGATAAAGGTACTTATGAAGCCTCAGCGATATCTGAGATAGTTATTACAGCATTAACTAACATAAATGCATCAAGTTACGTTGATACATACTCTGTTACTCCTCGTGTATCAAGAATAAATGGTCCCACGACAATAAATAGAGAGGGGGATAGTCATCATTTAAGTGTTATAAGCTGCGATTTTACTGCTAATGGCTAGAGACATAAAGCATCTGCCAGAAGATTTAGAAATACTCTTAGGGGATGCTATTGGTGCATCTGCTTCAGAAATACATTTTACGTTGCAGTATGTAAGTCCTTGGTGGACCGGATCTTTCAACAGGGCTTGGGATATACATACTTCGCCTATTCAGCCCGGTTTACGAAGGGAAACTTCTGTTCCTAGGTATGAAGGTGCTGCGGGAGTTCCTGGTAGAGTCCCTAGGAAAGCACCTCAATACACCCCTGCACCTTACTCAATTTTAGGTAAACCTCTCTATATAGGAAACATGATTGAATATGCAGGTTTTGCGGTGAATAAACCTGGAGCAACTATGCCTAGTATGGATGGAACTCCTGTAACGTATGCAGAGCATGCACAGCTTGCGAACGAAATAACTCCTCGTCCTCCCGTTGCTGATTGGTTTTGGATTTACCTACAACATGGAAGGGCTAGGTATCTAATGAGAGATATAGACAAAGGTTTTAATAAGGCAGGTTTTACTGTTGGCTTTAGCAAGGTATTCAATGCAGGGGGAAAATCGGACTATAGAGCGACAGCTATGTAGTATGCGCTATAGTACATAGGTAGCACTAAAATTTATGGCAACAGAAAGAGCTATCGACAAGCTTAGGAAGGCTTTCGATATTCAAGAACGCAGTAGTTACTCCATCTTCAAGGGGGAGAAGTTGGTGTTAAAAGTACATTGGACACCTATAACTATTGCTGACAGAGATCAGATAAACAGTACACTAAGAGCACTCAACAAGGGTGAAGAAGAAGGCAGCTTAGACTTTGCTTTACAAGTTTTGATAAGTAAGGCTGAGGATGAGACAGGTAAGAAGCTTTTTGCAGAAGCAGACAGAGCAGCTTTAAGGAGAGAATTACCTTTAGCTGTTCTTTTGGACATAATGTCTAAGATGCAATCCTTGGGAGAGGAGGCTGACCAAGATGCCGTAAAAAGCGAGTCTGAAGAATGACGGATATCTGAGGTTACAATTTTTCGTAGCAGAAAGTTTGGGTTACACAGTTACAAAGTTAAGAGGTGAAATGTCTGTAAGGGAGTTGTTTATGTGGAGTGCTTATTTCAGTTTAAAGAATGAAGAGGAAGCTAAAGCCTACGATGATGCTAGGAATAAGGCTAGAATAGGAGGTATGCGCTAAACTTATTTTATTTAGTAGGAAAGGCTGTGGCAGGGGCAACTTATTCAGTAAATATAGAGTTAAATCAGGAAGGTTTACAGAAGCAATTAACCGATCTTAAGACAAATATTCAAGGTCTGGGTAAGCTAACTTCCAAAAACGCAGGTGCTAGTAGGGAAGAATTAAAGACAATAACAGCAGAAAATAACCTATTAAACTCCAATGCTACTGTGCTAGGTAGAGCTCTGAGGTTAAAGAAGTCGAGCGTCGATATAAGTAACCAAGAGGTTAGATCTGCTGAAGCGATTAAACTCATTCAGGACGGTGAATTTAAACAAGCTAAGGAGCTGATATCAGCCTCCAGATTAGAAAATACGCTCTCTAAAAATAAGCTAATAATGGAAGAAAAAACGGCCAAGGTTGCTGGTAAGCAAGTAGATACAGAGATGGAGATGCTGCGAGCCAAGCACAGAAACTTTGCCGTAAGAGACAGATTAGAAAAGTTAGCCAAAGCAGGTGTAAATGTAGACCAGGCAAGGCTTAAGTATGGGGAATTAAATACGGCACAGGGGGTTAAGGATTTCGATCAGGCTAAGAAACTAGTTTCTGAGTTATCTCTACAGCTGAAACCGATGGAGAGGAAGTTGAGGCTTCAGCAAAAGATAAATGCGGAGGCAGCTAAAGAAGCAAACAGAATTAAGAGATTGAAGCAGATGAGTTCCCCCATAAGAGGCAATGCTTTGACAGATGTAGGTTCACCAGCCTGGAACGATAGGGTCAGTCGCTTAAGAGGTGATACTTCTCCTGTAAGAGGCACAGCATCCATGCGTGGTTCACCCGCTTGGTTAGAGGCAAGGTCATCTAGAAATAGGATGGCCACTCAATCTGCATTAATAAGTGGAGCTTTCCCACTTCTATTTGGGCAGGGACCAGTTACAGCTGCTGCTGGTGCATTAGGTGGTGGTTTAGGTGCAAAGTTTGGCGGTCAGATGGGAGGATTTGCAGGAGGTTTAGCTGCTACCGCTGCTGTATCGTCTATTCAGGAGATGATAGCTGGCATATCTGATCTAGGGAAAGCTTTAGACCCTGTTAATGGGGATCTAGATGCTTTGATTTCCTCTATGGGTAAATCCAATACGGCTAGAGGGGCAGAGTTGAAGAGGATTGAAGCTCTATCTGGTAAACAGGCTGCATTAGAAGCAGCCACCAAAGATATGGCTAAGGTTATAGGTGATGATGGTGTACGTGCTCTTAGAAAATTCTCTGAGGTTGGAGTTGATTTTACTAATAGTTTGCAGCGTTTATGGCTGAAGCTACAGGCTACCTTAGCGAAGGGAGTTGAGAAATTTACTACCTTCACAGGTGCGGATATAAAAAGTGAGTTTGACGCATTTGAGAGGGATAATCCTGGGGATTCGAGAATCATAGATATGAAAAGTAATATGCAAAGAATCGAAAATATTACTCAGAATAAGTACTCGGATGAGTTCAAGGAATTTAGGACAAATAAGATGGGAGGTAATATGGGGGCGTTATTTGGTGAGGTTAATAAAGAAGGTATTGCGGAGGTCAATAGGCTACTTAAGGATCAAGGTAGGATTATGGCAGAGATACTTACTTTGCGAGCACAAGAAAAAGCTGAATCTCATTATAAGGATGCTAAATTAGATCTAGAGAAACATTTGAAGAGCTTAGATGATGAACACATTTTAGAGAAGAGAATACTGGAACTAAGAAGGGATGGACTTAATCCTGCTACAGCTAAGCAGATAGCATTGATAGAGAAGAAAGCGAGGGAGACTGATAAAGTTGTGCAGGCATCCATAAACGTGCTGACTACGGAAATAGCCAGTTTAGAAGCCAAAAAGGAATTGCAGCCTGTCGAAGAGGCAAGGTTGTTGTTACTGCAAGAGCAGTTAAAAACATTGAGGGAGATGATGGCCTTAGAAGAAGGAACTTTAGACGCAATAAGTGCCAGAATAGAAGAAAGGGAAAGAGAAAAAGAAATGCTTGATTTAAACCTTCAAATTACAGAGCAGATAAGAGACACCATAAAGGAAGGCATAGTTGATGGTATTTATAGTGCTATAGAGGGTTCTAAAACTTTAGGAGAGGTACTGTCTCAAGTATTAGATAATTTAGCCAAACAGATACTTCAATCTGGAGTCAATAAGTTATTCGCTAGCTGGGGCGGAGGTGGAGGTGGGGGTAAAGATAAAGGTACTAATTTAGTAGATATTTATAGTATGGGACAGGGCTTAAACATACCTTTTATGGCAGCGGGTGGTTCTGTAACTGGTGGTTCTCCTTACGTTGTAGGAGAGAAAGGTCCAGAATTGTTTGTTCCCGGCAGTAGCGGTAGTATTGTTCCTAATAGTGAAATAGGTGGTTCTATGGTTATTAATGTGGATGCATCTGGTTCCTCTGTTGAGGGGGACGCTAATAAGAGTAGGGAGCTAGGGCAGTTGATAGGTGCTGCTGTTCAAGCTGAAATAGGTAGACAGCAAAGACCTGGAGGTATGCTTTATTAATCATGGCAACATTTCCCGCTATTAATCCAAAGTACGGAGCAGTAAAGAAGAGTGGTCCCACTGTTAAGCAAGTACAGTTCGGTGATGGTTACGCTCAAGTTATTAGATATGGGTTGAATCAAAATCCAAAGCAATGGACCCTTAGATGGGAAGTTTCTGAAACTGATGCAGATACTATAGAAACATTCTTAGATGCAAGAGCCGCTGATGGTGCGACATTCGATTGGTCTCCACCGGAGGATTCAAGTACATATAAGTGGCGTTGTTTTAGTTGGACTAAATCAATTCCTTATCTAAATCGTGCCTCTATTCAGGCAACTTTTACTCAATATTTTGAACCATAATGGCAGTAGCAGCATGGGCGGCTAGCACCGCATATAGCGTTGGTGATATAAGAAGACCTTCTCTTGTCCCTGTAGATGGTCTGTTTTTTAAATGCACAACAGCAGGTACAAGTGGTTCGGCTGAACCTGTCTGGGTAAAGAGTATTGGTAATACGACAACAGATAATACTGTTGTTTGGACTGCAATTAGTAGTGTATATGAAGATGTTTCGACATTAGCTCCAGATGCAATAATTGAGTTGTTTGAGATGCATTTAGTCTCTGCACTTCATGGGAGTAATGATGTTTATAGGTGGCATAATGGTTGCAATGCAAATGTGTCTGGAAACATAACATTTGCGTCCCAGAGTTACACAAGACAGCCTATAGAGGCTACCGGGTTTAGTTATTCTTCTTCTGGAACCTTACCCCGCCCGACCTTAACTATTAGTAATGCTACGGGCGTAATGACAACATTACTCTTACTAGTAAACGCAACAACTACGGGTAATGATTTAGGGGGTGCAGAGGTGAGACGAGTAAGAACGCTTAAGAAGTATCTTGATGGGGAGTCTGGAGCTGACCCTAACGCAAGGTTCCCTACTGAGATTTGGGAGGTAGATAGGAAATCCATTGAGAATAGAGAGGTAGTCTCTTTTGAACTTGCTATGAAACAGGATTCCCCCAATAAGAAGGTTCCGCAAAGACAATTAATAGGAAATATTTGTCAGTGGGGCTATAGATCTTCTGAATGTTCCTATACAGGTAGTAATTATTGGAAGGCAGATGATACTGTTGCTTCTACTCTTGCTCAAGATGTATGTGGGAAGAGATTAAGTTCTTGTAAATTACGTTTTGGAGCTAATGGTAATTTGCCTTATGGTTCCTTCCCTACAGCAGGTAGGACTCAATGAAATTATCTGAAGAAATTCAGTCAGAGGCTTTGGGGCATGCTAAAAAGGATTTTCCAAGGGAAAGTGTTGGGTTAGTTCATATTGTTAAAGGTAGGGAGCGTTATTTCCCCTGTAAAAATATTGCTGATGAACGTGATTTACATTTTGTATTAGATCCAGATGATTATATAAAAGCAGAAGATCAAGGAGAAATAACTGCTGTTATTCATAGTCATCCAATTACAAATCATGCTCCTAGTCCGGCTGATTTAGTCGCTTGTGAGAAATCTGGATTACCTTGGCACATTGTTAATCCTCAGACAGAATTTTGGGGTTATTGTGAACCTTCAGGGTATGAATTGCCTTACGTAGGAAGACCTTTTTATTACGGTGTAATTGATTGCTATAGCTTGATTAGAGACTTTTATAAACGTGAGTTTAATATTGAACTGACTGATTATGATCGTAAGGATCGTTGGTGGGAACGTGGAGAAAGTATGTATTTAGATCATTTTAAAGACGAAGGATTTATAGAAGTACCTATGGAAGATATCGAATATGGTTCTGTCGTTTTAATGCATTTAGAGGCAACTGTTCCTAATCATGGAGGAATTTATATAGACGGCAATATGATTTTGCATCATGTTCAAGATAGACTAAGTTCACGAGATCTTTATGGTGGTTTCTACCAAAAGAATACTGCCAAAGTATTGAAACATGAAAGTAGTTAAGGTCTATGGAGAATTACAGAAGCGGCTAGGTCGAAGCCGTTTTGAATTAGATGTTGCTACACCTGCCGAAGCAATACGAGCATTATGTGCGAACTTTCCCGGTTTACAAAGGTGGATTATTGATAGTGAGCATGATGGTGTTGCCTATAAAGTTAAAGTGGGTAAAGAGCATATTGAGGAAAATAATATTGAGACACTTCATTACCCTTGGAGCGAAAGAGAAGTTTTTAGTATTACTCCTGTTTTGATGGGGGCTGGTAAGGGTGGATGGAGCAAAGTTCTTATTGGAGGTTTATTGATAGGGGCAGCATTTCTTACAGGAGGAGGTTCATTAGCATTTACAGGGGGAGCAATAGGTCTAAAGGCAGGTGCAGTGGCTACTACTAAATTAGGTATAGCAATGTTTGCTGGAAATCTAGGTATATCAATGGGACTTATGGGGATAAGTGAATTGCTATCACCTACTCCTCCTGTACCAGAGGAGGCGGAGACTTTAGAGAATTATGCATTTAGCGGGGTTGCAAACGTAGCTCGTGTTGGTACGCCTGTCCCAATCGCCTATGGAAGGCTATTTGTCGGAAGTTCGGTAATATCAAGTGGTCTTGATGTTGATCAGGTAGTCTAATGCCTTACATTCGAGGAGCTGGTGGCGGGGGCAAAGGTGGTGGCGGTGGATCACCTACAGAAGCTGATGATTCTCTTCAGTCAATTCAGTATGCAACAGTATTAGATTTACTTTCAGAAGGAGAGATTCAAGGATTAGATGATGGGTATAAATCTGTATACTTAGGAGGGACACCCGTTAAAGATGCGAGTGGAGCTAATAACTTTGAAGGTTATACAATAGAGACTAGAAATGGATTGCAAACACAAGCTCATATCGCAGCATTAGATGGTTCTGAATCAGAAAACAGTGTTAATGTCCAAGTTGAAAATGGGAGTCCTATTGTTAGGCAGATTACAAATGCTAATACTGATCGAGTAAGGGTAACTATCAGAATACCATCTTTAAGAAGAGTAGAAGATGACGGGGATTTAGTAGGTAATAGCGTACAAATAAAGATAGAAACTCAGTACAACGGAGGTGGCTATAGCACAGTAAAGACGGACAATATTGTAGGTAAGTCTAGTAACCTTTATATGAGAGATTATGTCTTCTCTTTATCAGGTGCTTTCCCTGTAGATGTAAGAGTTACTAGAGTTAGTGCTGATGATGCAGATAGCAAATCAGAAAGTCAAACATTTTGGTCTAGTTATACAGAAATTATTGATGAGAAATTAACATATCCAAATAGTGCGTTAGCATATCTTCGCTTTGATTCCAGACAATTTAACAATATTCCAGATCGTAAATATAAGATTAGAGGTATAAAAGTTAAGCTTCCAAGCAATGCAACTGTAGATACAACTACACATATAGGGCGTGTAACTTATAGCGGTATTTGGAATGGAACATTTGGAGCTGCAACTTGGTGTAATGACCCTGCGTGGTGTCTCTATGATTTGCTTATTTCCACTAGGTACGGCTGTTCTATTCCTGAGTCTTCCCTAGACAAGTGGGATTTCTATAGTATTTCTCAATACTGTAATGAATTAGTTGATGATAGAAAAGGTGGTCAGGAACCAAGATTTGCTTGTAATATTTTAATTAATCAGAGGAAGGATATTTATACCGTTATAAAAGAAATGACCTCTTTATTTAGAGGTATGAGTTATTATGGTGCTGGTAATACTATAGTTTTACAAGATAAACCCCAAGATAGTCAGTATTTATTAGGCCCAAGTAATGTTATTGATGGAGAATTTGAGTATTCCGGTGTATCGCAAAAAGCAAGGCATACTTCAGTGAAAGTTGCATACCAGACTTACGAAGGATTGGGTGAAACAATGTTTGAGTATGTAGAGGATGCTGATGCAATAGCTAAGTTTGGCATTATTAGCAAGGATGTAAAAGCCCTGGGGTGCTATTCACAAGGGCAAGCTCATAGGATGGGTTTATGGTTATTGAAATCCGAGCAACTTCTTACTCAAACTTGCAGTTTTGCTGTTGGTGTAGATAGTGGAATTGTACTACGCCCTGGGATGGTAATTGACATTGCCGACCCAGTTAGAGCAGGAACAAGAAGATCAGGACGCATTGCAGCAGGGTCAACTACAACTGTAATAAATATAGATAGTGGTGATGATTTCTCTGTTGACTTAACTAAAAGCCCAACTTTATCTGTTATTCAGCCCACAGGAGTTGTCGAGACTAAAACTATTTCCAATTACGCTCCAAATGCCTCACCTCCTACTATCACTGTAAGTGCTGCTTTTACTGAAGCTCCTAATGACGAGTCTGTTTATTTAATCCAGACTACTGATATCCAATCTCAACAATACAGAGTTGTAAGTGTAGGGGAGACTGATGGTGGACTAGCATCAGTAGTAGCCTTAGAGTATAACGATTCTATTTATTCTTCTGTTGACTCAGGTACAGATATTGTTCTTAGAGATATTAGTAATTTAAGTGCGATACCTGATCCTGTTACTGATATTGAAGGTGAAGAATTTCTCTATTCAGATGGGCAAGGTGTGTTTGTCGGTTGTGATTTAAGTTGGCAACATAACAGAAAGAGAGTTACAGAATTTAGAGTTACTTATCGAGTAGATAATGATAACTGGGCAACGTTAACAACTGCTTCTCCTTCTATAAGTCTTAGACAAGGTGGTAACTTTGGTGCGTTAAGAGCAGGTACATTATCTGTTCAGATTCAGGCAGTTAACTATTTAAATAAAGGAAGTACTATTGCGACTTTTACAAAAGCATTAGCAGGTAAAACAGCGGCTCCTGGGGATGTTACTAATTTAACGATGATCCCTACTAACGGGTTGGCTCGTCTGCAATGGACTCAATCTGCTGATCTTGACGTAATCGTCGGTGGATTAGTCAGGCTCAGACATTCCCCTGATCTGACGAATGTTACTTGGGCAACTGCATCTAGTATTCATAGTGATTTAACTGGTACGGCTAAGGAAGCCTATGCGGATTTAAAAGGTGGAACTTATTTAGCTCGATTTGTTGATTCAGGTGGAAGGCTTAGTGTTAATACAGCATCAGTTGAATTTACAAAGCCTGATTTAGACAATTTAGTTAATATTAATACTCAAACAGAAGATACTACTTTTCCTGGAACAAAAACAGATTTAGTCGTTGATAGTGGAGAATTGATGAACGCAACTGACGGATCTAATTATAAAACAACAGGTACTTATTTATTTCAAAATAACCCTATAGATTTAGGTGCTGTCTTTAATGTTCAATTAGAAAGTACTTTAAAAGTTAGGAGTTTCTACCCTGGTAACAGTTTCTTGGATTCTTTAGGTACAAATTATGATGCAACGGCAGCAGCAGGAACAACTGGTTTTGACGCAATCACAAGTGTTGATGGAACGACTCCTCCCAATGCAAATGCTAGTTTATATATAAGAACAACACAGGATAACCCTAGTAGTTCTCCTACGTGGACAACTTGGCGACCATATAATAATGCACAGTTCCAAGCGAGAGGATATGAATTAAAAGCGGAAGTAAGTACAGATGGAGAAAATGATGCTCGTATTTCAATTCAACAGTTACGGGTTGCATCTCACATGCCTACAAGAACAATAAATGGTACTGGGACTTCTTCTGCTAGTGGAGATGTAACAGTTACTTTCCCTAAAAGATTTAATGCCACTCCTGCAATTGGAATCAGTATGAGTACATCAGATTCAGGTGATTATTATACGATTGCAAGTAGTTCTGCTACCGCTTTTACCGTTTCCATCTACAATAGTGGAGACAGTCGTCAGGCACGTTCATTCCACTGGACGGCCACTGGATACGGACAAGGAATCTAATGGCCCAATCAGACCAAATAATTCAGAATGATACAGGGGCCAACGTGAGGGCCGACATAAATAATAATCTTGCTGCGCTTTATAGTTTAAGTTCTGGATCTTCTGAGCCTTCTACAACTACAGCTCATCAACTTTGGTTAGATACAAGCACGAGTCCAGATACTCTCAAGATTAGAAATAGTTCGGATAGCGGTTGGATATTAATTGGAGATGTTTCAACAAACTTAGGGATGGCTCTTCTTACAGGAGCTACATTTTCAGGCAATGTTTTAATTGCTGCTGGTGCTGTAGGTTCTGCTGGACTTGGATTTAGTGGAGATACTGATACAGGTTTATATAAAGTTGCTGCTAATGATTTAGGTATTACAGCAGGTGGTTCGTTAATAGCTCACTTAAACAGTTCAGGTTTAGAAATAGAAGATGGTAAACAATTAAGGCTAAGAGACTCAGGTGGTTCAAACATTGTTTCTTTGGTTGCACCTGCCTTAACAAGTGATGTTGCTTTAACTCTCCCTAATTCCGATGGGAATAATGGAGATTTCTTGCAGTCAAATGGTTCTGGTGTGCTTTCTTGGGCTGCAGTAGCTGGTGTCCCTACAGGGTCTGTTTATGCAATGGCAACAACAACTATCCCTGCTGGGTATTTGGAATGTAATGGAGCTTCTATTAGTAGGTCTACTTACTCCTCTTTGTTTTCAGTAATTGGAACAACGTGGGGTTCAGCTGATGGTTCGACTTTTAATGTTCCAGACCTTCGTGGTGAATTTATAAGAGGTTTTGACAATGGTAAAGGAACTGATTCAGGGAGATCGTTTGCGAGTCATCAGACATCACAGAACTTAGATCACGGGCATAGTGTTAGTGCATCATCATCTGTTAATGATCCTGGGCATAGACACAGTATTTATGGTGGAGGGAATGATGATGACGGTGGGCCTCATTCCACAGGTAGCCATGACAGCGGTACGATGAATAATATGTCCGACAGTACAACGGGCATAAATGTTTCGACTTCAATCAGTCAAGCTGACAGTGGTGTATCAGAAGCTAATGGTGGAGCTAGACCAAGGAACTGGAGTATGATGTACGTAATTAAGACTTAGCGATGGCAATTGCACCTGGGACTTATAACATGACGATCCAAAGAGGATCAGATCATAGTATTGATATGAGTCTTAAAGACTCAACAAGTTCTGCTGTTAATTTAACAGGATACACATTAGCTTCTCAAGTCTGGGACGCTGAGAGAAGTCTTAAGGCGGCAGATGCAACTGTTACGGTAACTAATGCTAGTGGAGGGGCTTTTTCTTGGAAAGTAACTGATACTCAAACAGTATTATTAACCTCTGATGAGTATAAATATGACATCCTTTTAACTAATCCTTCAGGTGATAAAGAATATTGGGTTGAAGGTACAATTTATATGAGTCAAGGATATACCAGATGACTTCAGTAAATGTCACTAAGACAACTAATACTGTTGAGGTAACAGATGCAAATACAACAACAACTGTTGAAGTTCCTGTTACCTCTGTTGTTACTGCCACAACAGCAGGACCACAGGGGGCTAACGCCTCCATTATAAATACAACTAATGCTGTGAATAAATCTATCGTTTATTATGACAGTACATCGTCTTCTCTAAAGGCTGACGCAACCTGGACCACCTCAACCCTCGTAGACGGAGGCAACTTCTAAAACATGGCTAACACTGTAAGAATCAAGCGGAGTACAGGGAGTTCAGCCCCTACCAGCCTTGAAAATGCTGAATTAGCATTTGCTGAATCAACTGAAGTTCTTTACTACGGTAAAGGTACTGGTGGTGCAGGTGGTTCTGCTACAACCATTAATGCTATTGGTGGTAAGGGTAAATTCTGGGATAAAGATACAACTTACACTGCTAATTATGTTCTTGCTGGCCCAGGTTCAGGTTCAGATGCAGCATTAGCAGTTAGAGCTTTAGTTGCTGCTGATATCCCATCAATAGCTCATACAAAAATATCTGATTTTGATACAGGTGTTCAGGTAAATAGATTAGATCAGATGGCAGCTCCTACCGCTGCTGTCTCTTTAAACAGTCAAAAGATTACAAGTTTGGCTGCGCCTAGTAACGATAATGATGCAGCAACAAAAGCCTATGTCGATTCAACTGCTGAAGGTTTAGATGTTAAAGACAGTTGTGTTGTTATAGCAACCAGTAATATTACACTTTCCAATACTCAAACTATAGATGGTGTCTCATTAGCTGCTGGGAATAGAGTTCTTGTTTCTGCTCAAAGTACAGCAACACAAAACGGTATCTATAAGGTTGTTGATGGTGGAAGTTGGACAAGAGAAGATGATATGGCAACAGGTGCAGATGCTGCTGGTGCGTTCACCTTTATTGAACAGGGAACAACTAACGCAGATACTGGTTGGGTTTGTTCTTCTAATAAAGGAAGTGCAGTTGTTGGTACAAACAACCTTGCCTTTACTCAGTTTTCAGGATCAGCAACCTTCCTTCCTGGAGATGGTTTAGATAAGAGTGGTAATACTTTCTCTGTTGATTTAAAGGCTAACGGTGGTCTTGTTATTGAATCAACTGAGGTTGCTGTTGATTTAAGCGCAAGTTCTATTACTGGAACACTGGCTGTAGGTGATGGTGGTACTGGTGCGACTACTGCAAGTGCAGCTCGTACAGCGTTAGGGCTTGTAATAGGAACTAATGTTCAAGCCTACGACGCACAATTAGCTGATGTAGCGGGACTTACTCCTTCTGATAGTGGTTTTATTGTTGGCGATGGTTCCAATTTTGTCATTGAATCTGGGGCAACTGCGAGAACATCTTTAGGTGCTCAGACCTTAGCGACAGATTTAACAAATTTATCTTCTTGTCAATCAGGAGGATCTGCTGCGTTAGCTGCTTTAACTTCGACAGAAATCGGGATTTTAGATGGCGCAACTGTCACGACTGCGGAGCTGAATATAATTGATGGCGGTACTTCTGCTACTTCAACAACACTTGCAGCTACAGATCGTTTGGTCACAAATGATAACGGTACGATGGTACAAGTAGCTCTGTCAGATCTGGTTACGTTCCTTGAGAATGGATCTGTTTCTGGTTTTGATATAGACGGAGGAACCTACTAAAAACAATTACTAGGAGGTAGGTTCTATGGCTAACACAATTAAACTAAAAAGAGGTTCAGGTAGTGATCCAGGTGCAAGTGATCTTGCAGTCGGTGAGATAGCTATACGGACTGATGAAGGTAAGATCTTTACCAAGAAAGACGATGGCACAGTTGCAGAGATCAGTGGTTCAGGAGGTGGAGGTACAAATTTCACATATCTGGCACTTAGAAATGCAGCCAATAATGGAGCTGCTTCTTATCCTGGCAATGATTTTACTTTGGTAACTGATGGAACAACCAATGCAGTAAGTCCAACAGCAGCGAATACTTTGCTTCTTAGTTATGGAGGTGTAATTCAACAACCTAATTCAGGGACTTCTACAAGTGGAATAACAGGTTTTATTATTGACGGATCAAGACTAAAGACTGCGACTAATTTTGCAGCGGCTCCTGACTTTATTATTTATCAAAAGGGTGCAGGTATAGGTACTCCTAGTGAGGACACTGTTGATCTTGCACAGTTAGCTCATGCAACTCAAGGTGATGTTCTCTATTGGGGTGCATCAGGCGCACCAGCAAGATTAGCTGCTGATAATGGTAAGTTTCTTCGTTCTAATGGCAATAGTTCTAACCCTAGTTGGGAGACAGTTACATCTACTCCAGAAGGAA